TTACGTCGCAATGCTGCAAACAAAGAAGAGGCGATTGAATTAACAACCGCCCCTAAGACTAATTTAATACCTTCCCACATCTAGGAGCTTCCTACTCCTCTTCTGGTTCGGCTTTAACAACCTGTTTCTTAATTGCATCATTGAGGGCTTTATAGACTGCATCATCGATGGTTGTCTTAGAGGTCGCTACAAGATCACCTAGCTTAGACCAACCAACAGCACCAGCACCAACCAATGCCCCTACAACACCAGTCAACAAAGATCCAATATCAACACTCGCCAGCAAAGTCTCAAACATTATTCATATTCCCCACTTTTGTACTTTTTAAACATTTCATAAGTAATCCAGATCATGCAGGTAATACCCGATATAACCCAAATCGGCACGACATTACCTGTAATCCATCCATCATCACCAGGCGTAAAAGTCCACCAATATGCCCAATAGCCTCTATACAACGCCATAACGATAAATAACGAACTCAACGCCAAAGCTACCCTATTGCCTATCCTATACCATATTGTAAAAAAAGTCAAGCTCAAGAAGAAAAACCCTAGTCCTACTATACTAGAGCCATATGAATTAATGCTTTCCCATATGATTTGCAACTTCTTCCAGCCTCCTCATAGCTTCATTAAATCTGCCGACTACTTGTCGTTCTCTCCTTTTTGGGTTGATCCAATCATAGATACTAACTTCAGCATCAAGTCCGTTTTCTCGCGATTTGCCTTGACTACTTCCCGCCAAAGCATTCCGATCACTATCATCTGAATGGTTATTATCCCCTTCGCTAGAGGATGAAATTGATTTAAAAAGTCTAAAGACATTCATTTTATTGCCTTATTAGGGGTTTATGTGAAATACTCTTCTACGATTACAATTCCGTCTGCTCCATCACCGCCTGCATTGGCTGAGATATTAGATGAGCAATTAGCACCAGATCCACCTTGACCTGGTATTGTTCCCGCTGTACCGTCAGACTGTGATATAGAACCTTTATTACCCGGAGCACCGAAATTAGCGAATATCCTACCCGGTCCACTAACGATCCTACCATGTCCACCGTCTTGGCCATCGATATTTAAATCACCATTAGAACCAGTTCCACCGGATCCACCTTCTACAACAGTACCGCTAGAAGTAGCAGTTCCGCCAGCACCTCCTGCACCACCAGTAGCTTGCAAGAAAGCAGAAGTACCAAATGAGCTAGTACCTCCTGTTGAACCAGCATTAGCTCCAGCCGATCCACCGGACCCACCAGCACCTACAGTAACAGTCTCAGATGACGCTAATGCAGAAGCTTCAATAACCTCTTCCGAATATCCCCCTTGACCACCACCAGCACCTTCTGAATTCTCTCCAACTGCAGTAGTAGCAGAACCACCGCCGCCACCACCGCCGCCTCTAACAGATACCTTAATTCTTTTCAATCCCGCTGGCTTTGTCCATGATCCAGATGAAGTAAAAATCTGCTGATTAAATGGCGATGGTAAAGAACCGGTAGCATTAGGGCCGAGATAGATGACCAATGTCTCGTTAACTAGCGAACCGGTATCCCAGGAGATAGTTAGCGTGTTATTCGGTGACGAAAACGTCGATGCCGTAATCGTCCCTTGAATATCACCAGTTGACGTGCCAGTTGCTCGAATACGTCTGCCGACTGAATAGGTACCAGTTAAATCCACAGACGAGCTATCTTGTATCGAGGTACCAGAGACATAGACAAACCCAGCTTCATTAGCAGCCTGTCCTAATGATTTAACCTCTGCCCATCCAGGAAGCTCATTGACCATCAACCGTAAACGTGCTTGTAGCTCTCTCACGCTGTCATTTACAGTTGAGGGCGCTTGTCCCTCTGGCATAAAACCGTTACCAGTACCTGCAGTATTGTTAAGAGCTGCCGTATTTCCAAATCTGGCTATTGACATCTAAATCTCCTTGACAAATCTTGTAAATGGTGTATACATATACATAGTATTAACTAATGGATCTTGATCGATGCATGGGAACACAAAACACGGACTGACCTACAAAATCCCCGAATATGGAATTTGGGCGGCTATTAAACGGCGTTGCCATAATCCTAATGCTCTTGACTATCCTCGCTATGGAGGTAGAGGTATTACCGTTTGCGATCGCTGGAAGGATAGTTTTGAAACCTTCCTTGCTGACATGGGTAGACGTCCCTCCAATACGCATCAAATTGATAGAATTGACAATCAAGGACCATACTCTCCTGAGAATTGCCGTTGGATATCTGCCAAGGAAAACTCTCGAAATAGACGAAGCAATACTCTTTTGACTTACAAAGGTGAAACGAAAACACTTGCGGAATGGTCTGAAATCTGCAATATTAAACCTGCGACGATTTGTATGCGTCTCTATCGAAGCAAATGGTCGATCGAGAAAACCCTGGAAACGCCAGTTAGGACGCCTAAAAATGTATGACATCTCCCTCCAGCAACTCATCAATGTTGCCTTTCCGATCTTAGTCATCATGCTCTACTTTCATCCGAATAAGACAATATCAGTAGTTGCTCAAATAGTCGGATGGATTGTGTTTGTGACATTCCTATTCTCATTATTTACCGCTTCCGCCGAAAGCCGCCCAGAGACTAGTGCCACCAGTAGCTACCAAACCGGCTGTCATCAAAGTCTGCTGCGTTAGGCCGTATTTGTGTATAATCCTATCCATTGAACTAAGATCATCAGACTTTTGAATATGCGTAGCCGCCGAACGGATCTTTTCCCAATCCTTACCGAATAGCTTCTTAGACAGCTGATTATGGTTCAAATTCATATCTGAGATAAACCTAGCTATCTTATCAGGAGACTTCAATTCACCCGTTTTCGGGTCAGTCATCATTCGCTTAAAGCCAGCTTTTTGTAAAGTTTTAAATGTATCGGGTGCTTTGTCTTTGATAGTATTAATCACATTAATAGCGTCTTTATTTCTAGCGATAGCATTCTGATTGAAGATAAACCGCAAGGCATCATCAGGATTTGCGTTATCGTCTGCTAGCTGCTTCAGAGTGCGATTATCATCCCAAGTAGTTTTGAGTTCCTTTGTGAGATCTTTAGCTTTACGGATCTTCAACGCATCTTCAGGATCACCTTTATATAGTGTCGTCTTAGTCAATTGGGCAATATTATCATCCAAAGCTTCTCGCATGACTGCAATAGCACGGTTTTTATCGGGATCTGTTTTGCTATAAGCCGAATTAAGCGATTTTCTATAGCCTGCCAAATTACGCAAAGTCTCATGCTTTGTTGCTGTACTATCAGGAATAACACGATTTAGTAGCCTATTACCCCATTCCGCGATTTGAGGGTCTGCGATTTCTTCATCTAAACGCATTCTCATACTATCGCGAGCATAGAGACCAACTCCAGGTTGGTTGAACACTCCTGTACTATTCTCAACTAATGACCACGCATCATCTGCAGATTGTTTAGCTTTTTGCCTAGCTTCCTGCAATCCTGCCGTAATATCAACCTTAGCTTGCGGAATATCCACATCACCTGGAGATAGTTTGTTAATTATCTTACTTAAAGACGGCCTAGCCAAGTCAGTCAATGCATCAACAGCAACACCACCTACAGCACCAGTACCAGCGGCAATAGCAGCTCTAGTTGGATTAAATTCCTCGCCAGCCCCTATCTGACCAATTTCTTCGCCAGCTGCACCACCGATACCAGAGAACAAAGCTTTGCTAAGTAAGTTCTTACCTAGTTTCAAGCCAGCCATAGCACCCGCACCACCTAGAGCAATAGGAGCACCCTTCTCAATAGTCTCCCTTAGATCATCCCTAGTAAAAGGCTTCAAAGACGGCCTAGCTTCTTCTAGGATTTGCTCTTGTTGTGTTTGTTCTAATCCAGGAACCAATCCACGCCTACGAGCTTCCGCAAGTAACCCCTGCTTTTCAGGCGGCAATATCCCCCTTCTCTCTGCCTCTAACATTAATTCCAATTTAGACATTATTGCAGAGCTTTCAAAATATCATCATCTGACATATCTTGGAATTGCATTGGTATGGCGGACTGATCAGGTTGATTAGCAACAATCCCTCTGGCCTCCTTAACAATCTTAGCAATATCAGGTTTTTTAATCTTAGACGGATCAAACCCGACAACTGAGCCCAAGTTCTTACGTCTGTACTCTTGCTCAGCTCTAGCTACACGATTACGATAATCTAGAGTTTCTTTAGAGATCCTAGCCAATGCTTTACGACCTGCTTTAGTCTGTCCTAGCTGTGGTCCACTATCTAAGAGGAATTGCACGTCTCTATTAGATGCAGCACCTGGCAAGCCGCCCTCAGGATTACCACGTACAAGCAAAGCTAACTGATTACTTGCCGCTCTCAGTACTTCACCCGCTGCAACACCTTCAGTTTCAATTCCCAAGGCTTGACCAATTTGACCAGCAAACAATTCCGCATTAGCCAACGGCCCAGACGGCGCATCATCTGCTACAGTCAAGATCTGATCCAACAATGCTCCTTGTTGCTGTCTGGAATTAATACCCTTTTGCAACTCTTGAACCGCTGACGCACCAGTCTTAGCCGTTTGTTTAGCCCATTCAGTTTCGGCCTGACCCATGACATTTTGTACAATAGTATCCGGCCCTTCTTGCCCAGCAATAGCTACATTAGGACCGCCTTCACCCATTAAATCAACCAATCCAACTCCAGGGACATTCTGATAACGATCTGCTACTGAAGTCGGCCTACCTCTTTGTAGCATTTCCTCATGAGCCGCCATTTGCTGCCTAAATAACAAATCCGCTGCAGCTTCAGGATTATTGACCATCAATTGTTGCATCTCGGGACTATACTGCTGTGCCGCTGCTACATCACCAACTGCTTGCTGCTGATTAGCCCGACGGATTGCCTCTTGCTCTGCTAACTTAGCCTCGTCTTGTCTCATATAATGACCTTGAACAGCTGGCAGTGCACCTGCTACAGATTGAGCAAAGTTAGTTCCAGGACCGCTAGATCCTAAAATCCCTAATCCTGCTTCTAAGAGAGTTCTTCGCATTTCATCAGAAATAGCCATATTATAGCCCTCCTAGCAGTCCTAATCCTGCACCAGCAGCAGCTCCCCAAGGACCTCCTAATGAATATCCAGTCATACCCGCACCAAGTACATTGCCTAAGACATTACTACCCGTTGACGTACTCTGCCCCATCGGACCGCCTTGCAAGACCTGCATTTGCTGCAACATACGATTATATTGCTCATTAGCTCTAGCTTCTCTCTGTACTCCCGCCTGGGTAGCAATCTGTAAGGGCATCAATTGCTGATTAAACAACTGCCCCGCGCCAAGCATAGCCTGCTGTTGCCTAGCTCTCTCGTCTCCATAATTCTGATATGAAATCCGTCCCATTGCATCCGCTAGTTGCTGCTGTGCATTGCCTTGCAGGCGATTTAGATCCGTTGTTGCTCTAGACTGCATATTAGCAACAGAACCTCTACCAGTCCCTCCAGCACTAACCGCACCCGAGCCAATCTGACCGATAGTATCCAAAAACCCTTGCTGCCCTTGCTGGACAGTATCTAGATAAGCCTGTTGCGCCGGTTGCATTGCAGCTTGTAAATACGGATTAGCCCCCAAGAAACCACCTGATAAGACATTCTGCCCTAATTGACCAGCTGACGACAATAACGGATTAGCCTGTCCCGCAATACCTTCTAACCCGCGCAAATTCCTAGTCAGACTATCCAATTGTGTAGGAACACGGTTTTGATATAGCTCTTTCGCTAGGCTATCTAATCCATGATGGATAGATGACGTCATAGCAATAGGCTTGACCTTTTGACTACCTCCCCCAAACAATCCCATTATCAAAACCTCCTAGCTTACGAATTCATTCTTTGTCGTTATTAAATAGCTAAATGTTCTATCTGTAGTTGCTGCATTAGCATGGGTTATAATAAACGTTCCATCGTTAATATCCGTATCAACTATAAATGTCGTAGCCTGTGCTGCAGCTGCATTAGCCGTCTGTGGAAATAAAAACACCTTATCGCCTATGAACACGCCACCATCACTAACAGTAGTACTCGTCACGTTCTCAGTTAACGTAATAGTACCATTATAATACGGTTTTACTAATAATTCAAGCTGCCTTAGTAATTGATGCGACCATTGAATTATATTCTCTTTGTTTTGTAATAGTGAAAAACGCATCTATCGACGTCCCTTGACATCACCAACAATATCGCAGGACTGTACAAAATCCCAAGTAGTACCCGCAGTCAATCTAGCTCTCACACGGCCAAAACGAGCAGTCTTTCTAGTAGGACAAAAGCCCATAGAATTTGGAGCAGTAAAGCCACTATAAGCAATAGCATCGTTGGTCGAATATTTACATCCCAGAGCTAGATTAATAGAACTATCGTCAGAGTTTTCAAAATGAGGCCATAATTCCCGCACGAAGACTACTCTATCAGATTGGCTAATTTGTGTCTCTCGTGTATCTAATAAGGCTTGCAAATTAGATCCATCGAATGTAGCGAATTTATTATCTGAATTCCATGCACCAATGCGTAAATCACCACCTTGCCAAATCGGACTATCTAATGAAGCGGGCAGGAGATCTAAATTAGTTGAAATATTATCCAACGTCTCTAGCGTAAAACCATTTGACAAGGCATTAGATGCGAATTGCACTTCATACCCATCACCGCTTGACCATTCTTGGATATCCCATGAATACACTAGTGTTGCGTTCGATATATCTGTCGCAGCACCTTCAGCAGGATAGAACCAATAAATTAACTTCCTAGCTGGATCAGCAACGCCATAGACCCTTAAAAAGTCCCCTCCACCGGCTGCAATTTCATCAAAAAACGTCTTATCAACCATTTGCTGACCAATTGGACGTGAATTGACACCGTCGAATGCATAGTAGCCATCAACCGATAAATAGAATACATAACCGCCGATTTGGACAATGCCATTAGGTGCTACAGTACCGCGAGATCCCTCGATTTGATCAAATGAAAAGAAAAATGGCGATCCGGTAAATAACATACGTTGTATGCCTCTCTCTTGGAATATCGCAGCATCGCCACCTTGTAAGCCAACTACAACACCTGTTATTTCCCCGAATTGAGCTTCTAACGTAACTCTATCTGACAATACTGCCCTAGCTGCATCACTATCAATAGTCGGATATGACGTATGATCTCCCTTAGCCGACCAGCGCATGCCATAGGGATCGATAGTACCGCTTTCATCTAGATAGGCAAAGACCAGGAATTCCTTAACAGTCGCAACATACCTAGCCTTAGGCGGCGAACCGCCTAAATCAGCAAATACCGTCGACACTCCCAACTCCCAAACTTGCGGCGCATCTTGCAAATTAGTAGCAATAATGAAATTACCAAATTGCGTAAAATCCCAAAAATCAGTAGCTGTTAATGAGTAGCCACCGACTTTAGAAACATCATCCCATGTTAGATCTGAAGCGTCTTGTTTATATAGCTTTGTCGCATCTCCCGCAAATGTAGTAACATTGCCGGACGTATCTACTGCTGAAAAATGCCCTCTAGCCCTAGCGTCTAAAGTACCACTCAAAGCACTAAGACCCTTCATAGGCGCATAACCACCTTTAACAGGCAAGACATTATTCACCTGATCACTACCGGGATTATTATAATCCGGCAAATCGGGCAAATACGGCCCAAATCGTAAATCTTTAGCTAAAACAGGCATTTAGGCTCTATAACTCGTATAAGGGGCTTCTCTATAGGTACTATACGCCTGTAGCGGTTTAGTCCCTACCCTCTCCTGATTATCATCAATATCAATCTGCTTAATAATATCCATTACTTGATTATCCATCAATCCAGCGGCTTGATAATCTTGCAACAATACAAAAGCATGCTTTAAAGCGCCATAGAGGTACAAATCTTCATGGTTCGTTAACAACGTATTCGTGGAACTATCGTCCGATAATGCAAACTTGCCGAAATAGAGCAATTTACCAGTATATGACGTATCCGGCGTAGGCGACAAGACAATACTCTTCGTTACTGCCGATTTATCACCTTGGATAGTGAAAATACACGGTAAGCCATTATCTGCCCCCGCGTCACGTCTCCAGAAATTATCAGCCGAATGATATTGTAATGAAATCTGCGGGTTGCTATCGATATATAGCCGTCGAATGCCTTTGAAATCACTCGGAAGCGTCACTACTTTAGCATTCAATGTCAAATCCGTCTCGTCTTCATTACCTAATACTCGCAATTTGCGATTAAATTCCGCTTCGGCTAACGCAATAGCTTGATTGAGCTGTGCAGACGTCAAATCCGACCGATCACCTAGATAATCAGCAACCTGCGACCGTAAATCCGATCTATTTGATATAGTCATCTACATTCTTCCCCCTGTCACGCTCAATAGCCTTCTCGACATGTCTTTTATCGAGACGATTTAGCGCCTTTGATATCAATCTATGATGCCATTTTTCTTTATTCATTATACGTTTCTTACCAAGTCGCGAACTAATCGTCTCGTCTGGATGGCCATTTAATAATGCATTACCTAACTGATCAATAGCAATTAAGATATTCCAGATATACTTCTTCACTCGTCTTCTACTTCCACTGGCTTAGGATCATGTCCACCGAACATATGTAAGGGCTTATGTATCGCTAACCATAACCTAGCACCGTTCTTAGATGCTATTGCCTTTGGTGCCTTAGACGTATCCCTTTCAGGACCATATAACTTCTCAACTGCTTCTAAATTCTCCTCTTCTCCAGTCCAATGGGCTATAAACAAAGAATAAACCGTAACCGGATCGAAAGTGCATTTAGAGCAATCTATTAGTATATCAATCGAATGTCCTGTCCTAGTATGATCCTCATCTCCCATATCATGCCTATTGAAATGCAAATGCACATCAAACACACCGCTATGCTCGTCATGAAAATCCTCAGCATCCAATGTCTGGCTAGAAGAGACAAATTGCAATTCCGGCAACGCATCTGACCCTAGCGGGCTGGCTTGTGTTACCGCATCGACAAATTCCGTATACATCTGTTGCATAGCCAACGCCTCATCTGTCTCAACCGTGGATAAGGTCAAAAACGCATAATCCGTCATGCCAATGTCTCCAACTGCCCATTTGCTAAAGCCGCATCATAGACATCAAATTTATGGATCAATCCTCTATGTTCTCGGCCAGTACCAGCATGACCAACATCTAAATCACCAGTTGAGACAGTATAAGAACTATCCGTCGCAGTGGTCTCGTCTTCGATAGCAACCGCTACGTCATTAGTATCAAATCTTGCTGCAATTTTATGCCTCAATGACGGCCCGAAAGTTGACGATACCGTTGCACCTAGACCTGAACCCGTCGCTCCCATAGCACCTGTAGCAACCGCCAAACGATCATTACCATTCAATCCGACTATGGCATTATCATCCGATCCTAATGCCGCCGCTTGAACTGCAGGAGTAGTTTGATCAGCAAAGATACTAAACGGCGCACTATCTGATCCAACCGTTGCTGCAGTTAATGACAACCTATCAGCATTTCTCGTAACTGTCGATCCTGATGTAATAATCGGAGAAGTCGGAAAATCATTTGTTTCATACTGAACATGACATACTAAAATCGTCTCATTCGCACCTGTAAATGAAGGTATAGAGGTTCCCGGAGTACCACTATCTGAGATAGCTAAATGACAGTTACCTGAAGTATCAGACGTTATAACTACGCATAAATACCAACCATTTCCAAGGTCAATGATAAATGCATCATCTATTCCCGCGCCTTCTTCTGTAATCGCGCCCGTGGAGACATTAAAACATGCATAGTCATCTGTAGTACCTCCACCTCTACGGACTATTAAGAAATCTCCCGTACCTGCCTTAGCAATGGCATACATACATCCCGCACCAGTACCGGAAGAGACATTCTCAAAAGCGTTATGATCTCCTGTCGAAGTACCTGCATCTAGCTCATATTCAGTTAAACCAAGATCATTGATACCATTATCAGTAACTGTAAGATTTGTCTTAACCCAAGCAGCATCGGATACATCCACAGTCGTAAATTGGTTAGTTACTGCAGGCTCAGATAAAAACCCTCCACCAGTAATTGTCGTTCCTGCAGCCTCGGTAACAACAAAAGACCCATTTACAGAATTACCATTCGTAGTGTTGAAATAACGTACTCCAGCAACTTCAGCATTATACGTTGTGGACCTATGAACCGCTCCTCCTGGCGGTATGTCGTTCTCTGCGGTAGAAAACATAACGATAGGAAAACCCGCGCCTTCGTCGACTAGGAAATCAATAGACGTTCCTGTCACATCACCTCTAGCGCGAAACTGTAATCTGCTACTACCAGAAGGAACCGCAGCACCCACATACCCAAATCTCTGCCAATCATCGGTTATTGTTATAGTCTTTTCATTATCATTACGATCCCGTAAGATAATATCTTGTGACGTTCCGGTATTTAATTTCGCCCAAAATGAATTCGTAGAAAATTCAAAAGCATTAGCCGGAGCTTCTGTTGTCTGGAGTGTGACAATATCACCACTTCCTGTCCCACCTGGAGACATTTGAACACGAGTAGCCGTATTGCTCGCACCCTCTACGCCATCAGCAAAACTAGCTGTGACAGTAGCACTCGTGCCTGAACCGGCAACATTACTTGTCCAAGACGTCAAGTCCCGAGATAGATGGTTCTCTTCCCTACGCAAACCCTCATAACGAACTTCGCCCGATTTTGCAGTTTGGAACCAATTAGTAACATTATCTGTGGTTGTCAAGACCTGTGCGGTGGTTGCTCTCGTAAAGCTTACAGCTGCAGGAGGTGTTTCCGCTTCTTCAGCATTCCAAGTAAAATCAGGAGTAGGAATACCACTAACAGTAGGCTGGAATAGAGTATCCGCATCGGTCAACAAAGGCAGATTAATAGTCAACGCGGATTGCGCTGCTACTGTCATTCCAAATAGAGTATCACCATCAATGAAGAAATTCGGTCTGATTGTGTTCGCAGGAAAAGCCGCACCACCACCTTGGGTAGCACTTTTAAATGCTTCAGGCTTCTTAGAGTTGAATATTCGCCTTGAGACGATAGGCATTTTACAGCGTAAACAAGCCAGAGGCGTTAATAGTAACGTCTATGTTGTTTCCGTCTGGAGTGATAGGCAATCCCGTAGCGGTATCGTAATAGGCAATAAGTCTAGACGTCGCAGCCGAACCAGTGTCAACATAGAAAATCAAAGCCTCTGACTGATCACCCGTTACAGACGTAAAGCTAAAATCGGCAACGTCAAAAGTACCGTCTGTAAATGTCTTTGAGGCCATATTGCCCGATGTAGCAACTCTCGCTCCAGCAGGGACATCATCTAGGAAATCATGCGTCTGGGCAAAAGTATAATCATCCGTATCAACCAAGACTGCTTTGATATTACCCGATAGATCCGCATTAGCCGATCCATCCATCAAAGCTTCTTTCCAGTTATTATATAGCGCATTAGCCATTTATACTATCTCCCTAGGAAAGAGCAATGATAGACGAGGCAGTTGTGCCGGTTGATCGGACTTTGTTTACTTCAATAAATAAAGTCGTCCCATCTGCTACGTTCTCAAAAGTAACTTCATCGCCGCCAGCCATTTCTACAGCAACATTACCCGTCGATCCGACAAACAATGCCGTAGCCCTAATCTCGGTACTATCACTTGGAGTGACAGCATCTGCATTAGCCCATGTTACCGATCTAGATACTGTCATCTTTATAGTCTCCCAAAATGAGTTCTAAAATCTCTATTTTCTGAACTATTCAAAAACTTATGAAGCCATTTGGTATCATTCTTATCAAAAACATTAATACCTTTAGACATCATTTGTAATACAATAACATTCGGAATATGTGCGACACGCTTGAAGTTCTTATCGTCACCTATCGCGCCATCCCAACCCGAATTAGCTTCCGCCTTGTTAAATTCCAAATTCTGCTCAACATCTTGCGTATGTTCAACAGTAAAAGTCCCATCACCATGAGACTGATACCAAGTACTAATTCCAGAAAAAGGATCTTTAGAAACAAGGCGGCGCAACTTTACACTCCAGTGGGGACAATAGTTAGGGTGAACGTAGCATTGACAGTACCCCCACTATCACCAGCGGAAATAATCTCAATAGCATCACCAACATTGACGTCAGCATTACCATCAACGCTATCAACATCGCCAGCGGCAGAACCAGATTGCGTAATAGTCAATGCAAGATCACTCTGAGCAGTACCTTCGATTTCCAAAGTAATACTCTCGTCAGAGGTAGTCAGTGCACCATCAATAACCGATTGATGCTTTACAATCCTACCTTTAGTTGGTGATGCGACAAAAACACTCTGCGCTGTTGCAATCGTCTCCATTTTGACGACCAACACAACTGCATCATGGCGCAGCTCACCAGAATTTACAGTATTGGGCATATTTATATATCCTTTCTATGTAGAAAAGGGTAGCGATAGATATAAACCTACCACTACCCCTTATTGCTACTTATTAGGAAGTAGTCAGATCGAAAACACCACCTGAAGACTTTTCATTCCGGCTTTCGAGGGTATATTCAACGATAAGCTGCTTACGCTCGGTATCGCCAGTCTTGGCCAGGTCATGTTGCTGGATATTCCGCAAAAACGCCACGGCCCAGTAATCATCATCAAGCACAAAAGCATCACGACCGCGCTGAAAACGATTAGGAACCGCAACACAAGTACCGAAGTCTGAGACATAAACGTCAGCACCGGCAATAATAGTCATGGTCGAAGCTTGCTGCTCTTTAGTCGCAACACCAGTAAAGCCACTGAAAACACGCTTATTGAACGATCCAAGGCTAATTCTATTGGGATTACCGCCAGCATTCCAGACAAGATCGAAAACGTTATTCAATTGCGTCTCGGTAAATGCTCTTTGCGTACCATCTGTTCTAGCAGCTGCACCATCAAGAGTAGCAGGAGATGCGCCAGATGCACCGAAATCGTCATTAGTACCAATCCAGGAGCCCAGACCGGCCAATTCCCTAGCCGTACTATCATCACCAACGACCTTAGCATTATTAGCCGTCAACGAGCTTTCCATATCACGCTTCAATTCCTTGCCGCGCTTGACGATCTGATAAGCCATTTCATCATCACGACCGGCTTTATCAACAGCTTCTTGCGTACCAGTAACCCGAGCAACCTTATCAGAGATCTGGCATTGATTATCAAGCCGAACAGTAGCAGTGCTAGCGTCAGTCGTTGCATCATCACCTTCAATAACCGCATTAGTGCTTGACGCAGCTGCAAGACTATCCGTCTGCCATTCATGCTTCGTATTCGTCGCACGAACCTTAGCCCATGCCGTCAGATTAGGCGTTTCAGTCGGATCAACATTATAGATAACATCCGACAGATCTTCCCGAATACCAATTGCATCGTAAGTAGAAAAACTATTTGCTGGTTGTGCCATTTTATTTAAACCTCCCTTTTAATGGAGAGTTCTAGTTATTCTAGCTCCCCTTAGATAATACCAAGATCACGCAGCAACGCAGCTCCTTCTCTTGTCGACTGTGCACCGCTTGTCTTTCTCAAGTTCTGCATCCTTGACTGAACTTTTTCTGTCTTAACTTGCGACTTTGACTTAGCACCTTGGGATTTCAAAATCTTAGGGGCTTTTTTAACTTTCTTCTCAATCGCAGGTTTCTTAGACTTAACATCCGAACCTAGCAAGGCATCTTGCAGCAAAAGCCAATTACGATGATCGATAAAACGGAGATCCGCATCTGAAAAGCCATATTTTGCCTTAGCAGCATTCAACAACTCAATCTGCTTTGCTTGTCTTACCTTATCATCGCGCCACTCAGGAATAGCCTCAAAAAGCAACTCAACTTCTTTGCTGATATATGCCTCTTGCTGCTTTTGCTGCTCACTTAGAAGCTCTTTACGAGCCTCCTCGACCTTTGCCTTAGCCTCATCTAGTTTCTTCTGTCTAGCCTCACGCAAAGCCATCTGGCGAACAAATTCAGCGGGATTATCTTCCGCCATTTCATAGTCAATTTCACTTGACTTTTCTTCGCCTTGAATTGCAGCCATGAGGGTATCTAGCTGGCTAACCTTTTCATTAAAATTACTTAGGCTCGCCTGATATTCCTCTTGCTGCTTTTCCACAGCCTTACGCTGTTCAGCCAAAGATTGTGTCTTACGAGTATAATCCGCCTGAAGGGATTTATCTTTTTTATGAAGTTCAATTAGCTCATCAAGCTTGATCTGCGATCCGTCTTCTAGTTCAACTAGAGTGTCAGTATCATCAGATTGCGTATCAGAACTATCTTCATCCCCATTGATCGTGACTGGGAAAC